TTAAAATATTCTTTTTCATGTTTTGGCAAACTAATTGTCCAAAGATCTTTTCTTTGGTAAAAATCTACTTTTTTGTTAGTACCAGACAGCTGCATTTCCTGATTAAGTGCTTTTAGCATATCCATTAGAAAATCTCAAAGTCGGTTTTTGCTACAGCGTCTTTTACAAAGTATGGGTTCACTCCACCTCTAATTAGCCTAGTATGCTCCCCACCGCCTAACAAACAATAACCCAGGGCATCCCCTACGTGAGAATGTTGGTTTTTGTTTGGAGCATCTCTATACCTTTCTTGCCCTGATATTTGTACCCTTTTGAAATGGTACCCACCTGCCAGACTTTTTCTAACTTTAGTACATTTCGTGTCTACTAAAAATCCTGGTTTATGATTGATCAGTCTGCTCATAGGACCAGCTACAGCCTCACGTCTTGATTTGAAATCGTTAGTAGCGCAAGGTCTTGCAACAATGCCAAGAGTCTTTAAATGATCAAAGGCTGTGGTTTCGTAGATTTGATCCCTAGCTACACCAGCTGGATCACCCCAGACCTGAAAATTAAATTTAGGAAATCTCATTTCCATCTCGCCTTTGAGCAAGTGTCCAAACCTTTCTAAACCCATTTCAAAAGTTACTAGCTCATGCAAAATATACCAAGTTCCGCTTGACTGTCTTTGAGCAAATACAGCCGCTGGAGTAAGACCAAAGTCCAAACCTATCGTGATCGGTAGACCTTTTTCAGGTTCTAGCCCTTCTGCTGACATTGTTGTATCTTCATATTCGTGCCATACTGGCTTGCCCTCTTGAACGAAAGTGTATTTACCTTGAGCATAGCATTTGATCCAGTCTCTGGTTTTACCAGCTAGGATCTGAGAATAATAACCAGAAGGTAAATTATTAATATTTTCAGCTTTTTCGTTTTCTTTCCACCAATGTCCAGCTGAGAAGATGTAACCATTAGCCTCTGGCATTTCAGGCAAATCATCTTTTTCTGCCTGGACAACGCCTCCAGGCTGTTCAAAAAATTTCCAACCAAACCTGCCTTTAGGCAATACTTCTTTTTTAGATGTTACATACCACCAATGATCATCCTCCATTGGGTTTGTGTCCATCCAAACTCCACGCCAAGTAGGACCTCCGTCAGCTTTGCTTGGATATCTTCCTACTCTGTGCGTAAGTCCATCGATCACCTGTTTTGGCAGCTCCCTTGCCTCGTTTACCCAGGCACCAGTCAGTTCTAAAGATAATAACTTTCTAACATCCTTAGGCTGATCTAATGCGAGGAATATAACTTCGCAGTCAATTCCAGCGGCAGATCCCCTCGATGGTAACTTGATGTGGTGCGATATGGGAGGGGACCACCGCATGGAACCCCAGATATTCTCTGGGAAAATTTCTTGCCAGGTCTTGATCGTTGTTGTTCTTAGTTCTGGATATGAGTTTCTAACAATAACGAAACGTGAATATTTGATCCCATCTTTGGGAGATGGTTTTTGCTTGACTGCTCGCATAAAAATCTCGGCAGCACAAGCGTATGACTTACCTGATCCCACAGGACCTACAACGCCTCTTACAAACGAATTGTCCTGGAGAAACTTATAGATCGTAGGTGATTTTTTAAAATTGAATTTAAGATCATGACTCATCTTTTTTAACCTCAATCAAGTCTGGACCTTGAACCTGGATACCAATGACGGATGGTTTGTCGCTATCTTGCTCTGGCTGATCTAACAGTCCAGCAGCCTTAGCCACAGTTTGCAGCGATCTGATCTTGTCGTGCATCTCGATCTCAAGATTCTCACCATCTTTGCCAGACACTTTAATTTTTTTTATGGATCTCAATGCTGCGTCTGGAATATTTGCTGGATCTTTGAGATATACTTTCCCTCCTTGCCAGTCTAGGACGTCAGTAATATTGCTAGTTGAAATATCGACTAGCTCCTGAGCAACAGCGTCTTTGTTATGATCAATGATCTCGGATCGCTTGATCCTTTTCTGGATCATTTTGACACCGCCATATCTGACTACAGGATTGGACTTGTCTGTCTTTTGTCTACCCATCGATATCCTCAAAAATTCTCATAAATTGAACCCTTCTAAAATCATCAATCTTTGTTTTACCTGATAACATAGCACGCAGTTTACTCGGAGGTACACCTGTTTTTCTATGCAGCTCTTCAACGCCTACCTTATGTTTCAAGCACAGTTTTTGCAGATCTGTAAATTCCATTAAAAATTATCTTTTTGCCAAGGCTCTTTGAGTTTGATACTTAGATACGATCCTTTATCTCCTTGATTTTCGTAGATATCTAAATCGTACTTGCCAGGCTCCAACACCAATCTCTCTGTAATCTCAAATTTCTTAAAAGAATAAGGAGGAGCATTGGGACTTTCGCTGTTATTTTTATAAGCTATCAGGCTCAAATAAACTTTCTCTTTAGCCATAAAACCTCTCTAAACCAGCGGTCAAATTGAATTGTGGGAAACAAGGCAACCGCTGATCATAGTTATATACAAAAAAGGAAAATAAGAATGAATTAAAAACCTTTTTTATAATTCTACGATTTTTTGTTACGATTTGCAAAGTTTCTTGCAGATTCTACTGATCGGAACCCCCAGGCTCTTAGAGCCAGCGCCTTCCTAGTAGGTCTCCCCTTGGAGTCTTTCATTGCGCCACGCATCCCTGCAAACCTTGCCGCAAAAGATACTCGTCTTGGATTGGTCCCAGACTTGACAGGTCTTTTTAGATTGGATCCTTCTTTGCGCTTGAAATGCGCCCTGCCAGCTGCGTTAAGTCCTCCTTTGGGATTTTGGTGTTTCTTGGCTACCATTAGGCGAAGGTACTCACGTTTGTTGGTTTTCCGCCCACGCCTTGTCTTTTTTTGCGTTTCCTGGATACAGCTGATTTGATCTGAGACTTAGTCATACTTGCCGCCTTACTGGCTGGTACACACTTTGGGTATCCTCGCTTAGATCCTTTCGCAGACGATCTACCGCATTTTTGAAACGTTCCATTTTTTTTCTTAGATCCGATGTCTACCCAGTTCTCAGAGAACCACTTAGTCAAACCTCCTGGTTCAGCCACGCCTGTATCCTCCGCCTTTTTTCTTGTAAGTCCTAACTAGCCAGGCATTGGCATACGCAGAAGGATACACGTCAAACTTTTTCTTAGCCTGAGACTTAACCGATGCGTAGAGTCCTGGGTTAGTCGGAATGTTTCTTGACTTTGCCATTCTTCTTCTTGATCACGCCTTTAGCGATTAGTACGTCTTTCATAGTTACTTTCCCATCTCTGCTAAGATCAGGGAACTTCTTTTTATTTATTTTCATTTTCCAACCACCTTCATAGCCATTTTGTGAGCCTGCCCAAAAGTCTTGCCTTTTTTCATTTCCTTACGCATTAGCGTCATGTGTTTTGGCGTATGATGCACAGCGTGTCTCATCAAAGCGTCTTGTTGTTTCTTTTTAATTTTCATAGATTAATTATTATCCACCTGAATGAGTTTGTAAACAGCCAATACGAGCCTCTTAAACGCCTCAAAATCCCTTTTTATTGATCTTAGCCTAGCATTACAGCCAAACCTTTCAAAGAATAAGAAAAAAATTGTGTGAGAGACCTCTACATACCCCTTACCCCAGGGGGAGGATAGGTCTTTTTTTTTGCCAGCGCCCACAGATCTGCGTGGTTTTACAAGATCTAAATGTTCCTTTTGCTCTTGTAATTTAATATACGCCCTAGTTTTTCTATTTTATCCTTCATGGTCCTGGCTTTTGATTGGTTCAATAACCATGGCTTGTAGAAGTTGATATGTTTGGGTACGTCCTTCATGGGTTCTCTCTCTCTGAACCAAAGTAAAGCGTCTCTCATCTTGACCATCGCCTGATCATCTACGATCAATCCATGATCTTTGATCCAGCCTTCCACGATCTGGATCTGCTTTTGATCATAGCTGATCTCTTTGGCATAGATCTCGACAGTTGCCTTGCACATGAATTGCATGATCTTCTTTGCTTTATCTTCCCTATTAATATTATTATTATCGTTAATTGAATCGTTACGTGCTACCCCTGATGTTGCGTAAGGGGAAACCTGAGTGTTGCTATTCCCCTTCTGTCCCCTTCTTCTATGTGCAACCTGTGGGTTTCCTTTCCCTACTTTATCCCCAGAGTTATCCACAGTCTTCTCCAGGGTTTGTTTGGCAATCTCCTGCTCAATGATTGGGATATCTTCTTTAGCCAGGGAGACGTTCTTACACGCCTGAGACTCTGATGTATTCTTATCATAGACTACAAAGTAACTATTGCCTCGTTGTCCCCTGAATTGTTTGCGTGCATACTTGATATATCCCCACTCGATCAGTTTCTTAATGTACCTGGATATTGCCTGCCTGGATACATTCAGATCTTTTGCCAGGGAAAGTTGGTTTGGAAAACAAATCCCTCTCGGATCAGTATAAGAACATAGCGCAGCTAATACGAATAGTGCCTGGCGGTGGTGTTGCAGTCTAGGATCTTTGTATGCTCTGATCGGCAGGTGAATATATAATCTTAGATCATTCTTTTTTTTGCTCATAAATTTACTCCACAATTCATCAAAACCATAGCATGAAAATAAATGTGGTTGCAAATATTGTTTACAAAACATTCTTATTACATTACTATATAAGTATGGGAAACAAATGGAATAAAAAGAAATTAGATTGGAAGGAATCCTACTACAAAAATAGATCCTGGAAGTTTGTTGAGTCCAGCGACTATCATGATCTCGACTGGTATCCTCTGGGACCTGATCAAGATCCTGGTGATGCTAGATTGACAGTGATCACTCAAGATCCAGACAATCCCCAGGACTATTTCTTTTCAGATCCAATGGGATCCTGGAAGGAAATCTATGATCTATTGATGTCGCCTGAAACTTTCTTGATCAGGTTATCTTTCGGAAGTAAAGAGAGATGGATACCTGAGAGCAAAAGGTTCAGTGATCGTCAGATCAAAAAGATGGACAAGATCATAGTTAAGAAAAACAAGGAAAGGAAAAGAGTTAATCCACTCGGATTATCGCCAAAAGAAAAGTTACACGTTACAGATCCAGTCAGGATCCAGAAACGTCAAACTTCAATCGATCCAGAAGTTGCGCAGTGTCTGACAGCCAGACAATATGTGAGCTGGACTGGGAATTACGTTAAGGAGGTAAGTAAATGATAGTACTAGCAACAATGATAATAATTATGAGTACGTTAATAATGACAGAGCCTGATCCAATTTATTTAGAGATCAGGATAGAGGAGGAAAAATGAAAATAGAAGAGTTCAAAGATTATGTCTGGTCTTTTTATGGTGAAGACGGAGGGATCTACAAAGACTTCTTCAATAATAACCTCAAGATCCAGGAAGTAGAAAAAGCGATTGAGATTAGATTGGCTATTACAGATCTTGTGTTTGTAGGAGACAGCATCGACAGGGAGATAGTGAGGGATATTATATTCAAACTAAGAAACCCAGCTCTCCATGTAGAATATGAACATCACATTGAGTCTATACCAGAACAGATCCGCAATAAATATAAGATATAGATCTAGAAACATTCTTGTTTTATTCTCATTATTTGCTACAATGAAGGTGTGGGAAAAAGAAATCAACAAAACAAAGGAGACAAAATGAAATTAGGAAATAAAGAAATCGAGCTGTTAAAGAGTTTGATTGACGATGAAATAGTTAGAAATGAAGAGGAGCCTATTGGCGGTTGGCAAAGAAAACTTAGACTAAAGAATCTTTCAAGGAAAATAAATGACGCCTGGTCGATAGTGGCTATTGGTGTGGGTTTAAATTAAGGAGGAAAATAGTGGAATACATTTACAATGCAAAAGAT